TTTAGATTATGCAGTTAGTCAAGTTAAGTTCATAAACAAAGAAGATGTTAGACTTAAATACGAATCATGGAAAGTTAACGACTGGAGTGTTACAGTTAATAATAAAACACGTAAAATTGTAAATTGGAAAAGCACTTTATTAAATACACTTCCGTATTTACGTAAAGACGAATCAAAAAGTTACACACCTCAAATAATACACGAATAATGTTTAAACGACTTCAAGAAGTTTCAAGCGAACTATTCGCAATACGAAACGAATTAAACGTAAAAGGTAAATCAGTTGGTTGGGATTGGGATTTATTACCATACACAATCAAAGAGGGATGTACAACGTATATCGGAGCAGCACCAGCAAGTGGTAAAACTGAGTTATGGTTTGAGTTTTTAATTAATCTTTCGTGTTTACACAATTGGAATCACGTTATATTTTCTCCTGAGACTGGAAGTTCAGCTGAGATATTTTCCGAACTTTGTTATAAGTATATCGGTAAGCCATACGCAAAACACGAAAACACAATGAGTTTATCGGAGCAAACAATAGCAGAGAATTTTATTAATGAGCATTTTATAGTAATTGATCCGATTGATGAGGATTTAACACTTGAAAAGTTTTATGAAATGGTTGATGAGATTGAACGTAAATACGAAATAAACATTCACACTACGACAATTGACCCTTGGAATGAATTAACTGAAAACTATATTCATTCAGACTTAGGCAGAGAAGATAAATACCTTAGTAGAATTTTAGGATTGGCACGAAAAAACGCACGTAAAACAAACCGACATAACTGTATTATTAATCACGTTCGGGACCAGGCACCAATAACACGAAATGAACATACATTTTATCCAATGCCAACTGCTCGAGATTTTGCTGGAGGGCAAGTATGGTTCCGTAAAGGTTTATCAGTTTTAATTCCTTGGAGACCACCTGTTGGATTGACAGATAATGATAATAATGTTTATGAAATTAATGAAGTACATTTGAAAGTAGCTAAAAGCAAACCAAAAGGGGTATCAAAAAACGGAACTTACAAAATGTATTTAGATATTGAAAAATATCAGTATTACATGATTGATAATTTTGGTCGTAAAGTTTACGCACAAAGAAACACGAAACCAATATCAAATAGTTTTCCGGCTAAACTTCCTTTAATCGAACCCGATGTGGTTAACGGAAAAGAATTACTTTCGTTTAGCGAAAAGATGAAAAAAGATGTTCCATTTTAGACGTAATTTAGACGTACTTTAGACATACTTTAGACGTAATTTAGATAAATATAACAAGCAAAAACACGAATAAATGGATGAACTGACAATTATAACTGGAAAAGTAAACTTAGACACTACCTATTTAAAGATTAAACTAAGTCTTGAAGAAATAAAAGAACGTGCCTCAAATAGATATGATTTAATACATTCAATGGAACGTAGCTTAGCAGACTTACAACAAGTAAAAATAAGTTACGATGCTATGGAAAAGGAACTAAGAGCAGCATTACAGCAAAATTTTAGACTTGAAAAGCTATTAATGGAAGAGAAGTTTAAAGCAAAGGATTTAGAGGCACAATTAACAACTAAAAATTATGAAATATAGAATACTAAATTTATATGCTTGTTTAGGTGGCAATCGTTACAAGTGGGATGAGGTTGCAGACAACTTAGAAATAACAGCGGTAGAACTTGACCCGGAAGCAGCACGTTTATATCAAGAACGTTTTTCAAATGACAAAGTAATAGTAGCAGACGCACACCAATATCTTTTAGACCATTACAAAGAGTTCGATTTTATTTGGAGTTCGCCCCCTTGTCCAAGTCATTCACGGGCCAGGTATTGGAATAGTTCAAATTACGACACCACAACCGAACCTGTTTACCCGGATATGAAATTATATGAAGAAATTTTGTTTTTACAGCATTATTATAAACACGGAAAATTTGTAGTTGAAAATGTAATACCTTACTACGAACCTTTAATACACGCACAAAAACGAGGAAGACATTTGTACTGGACCAACTTTAATTTGCCAAGTGGTTTAAATGATAGAAGATTTGCAATAAGTCAAGCAAAAGATGAATTAAAAGGATTGTGTGAGTTTCATAATTACAATTTTAAAAAATACAACGGTACGCAATCAGTACTTAAAATGGCACGTAACTTAGTAGATTATGAAGCCGGGAAAACAATACTCGAAACTGCGTTAAACATTTACAAAAAGACGAATATAAACCAAACATCAATATTTGATTATGAAGTGTAAAAACTGCAAAGAGAAATTTGAGCCTATCCGCTTTAATCAAAAGTATTGTTTAGAATCTGAGTGCGTCCGTGTTTGGGTAGAATCCGAAAAGGCGAAACAATGGAAACAGAAGAAACAAAAGATGCAACAGGAACTCGAAACAATACAAGACTACGTTAAAATGACACAAATCATTTTCAATAAGTTCATACGGTTACGTGATAAAGGACAAGTTTGTATATCATGCCAAAAACCAGCCTTAAAAGAAAATGCCGGACACTTCTTTAATGCAAACAATCATTGGAACGTTCGATTTGACGAAAGGAATACGCATCTCCAATGCGAACACTGCAATACCTATTTGAGTGGTAATCTGTTGGAATATAGAACCAACCTAATTAACAAAATCGGAAATTCCGAATTTCTTATTCTTGAAGCAGAGGCAAGGAAAACACGAAAGTTCACAAAAGACGAACTAAAAAAAATAATAACCGAGTATAAACAAAAAGTAAAACAATTAGAAAATGAAAGTAAGCATTGAAACAGAAAAAAAACTATTGGTATTATGTGGAGTATTACCAGTATTAGCAGATTACATTGAGGATTTAAACATGGAGTTCGTGTTTTCAAAGAACATTAAACGTAAAGCAAATATGTTAATGGATGAAATCCGACAAAATGACGAACGTATATTGAAGCATACTGATATTGAAGTAAACGCACAGCAGATAGATATTCAAAGAGCATTTAGAGAATGGGTAAAAGAAAATTTTAATTGATATGCAAGTAACAGACAAAATAACAATAACAAACGAAGATAATATGGCTTTAATGGCTCGTTATCCTGATAACTATTTTGATTTGGCTATTGTTGACCCGCCTTATGGGATTGGAATAGACGGACAAAAGAAAAACATTAATAAAAACCCTAAACACAATCGTAAAGAACATTCAAAAAAAAGCTGGGATAGTTCGATACCTACAAAAGAATATTTTGAAGAATTGTTCCGTGTTTCTGCTAATCAAATTGTTTGGGGTGGAAATTACTTTACTGAATATTTAAAACCTACAAAGGCTTGGATATTTTGGTATAAAGGTCAAAATGATTTAACAATGTCAGATGGTGAAATGGCTTGGACTTCTTTTAAAACGGTAACAAGGCAAATTGAAATAAATAGAGCGCAATTAAATATGCAAAATACATTCCATCCAACTGAAAAGCCTTATAAACTTTACAAATGGTTACTCGATAAATACGGTAAACAAGGCGATAAGATACTTGACACTCATTTAGGAAGTGGCTCAATAGCTATTGCATGCCATGACTACGGATTTAATTTAACAGCTTGCGAATTAGATACTGAATACTACGAAAAGGCGATTGAAAGAATTAACAATCACGTTAAGCAATTAAAATTATTTTAATTAATTTAACATTCTATATTAAAAAGAATAGTTAATTTTGAGAAACAATTAAAACTAAAATTATGTCAGTTACAAACTTTGAAGAACACACAAGCGAACTAACAAGCGAAGAAATGGAGATACTACCTATCGTAGTACATGGTTTCAGAAACTACAAAAAGACGAATCCAATAAAAGCTGAATTAATCGTAACACGAATGAACGAATATCTATTAGCACGTGGATATAAAACACGAATGACACAACCACGTTTACGTAAAATTGTTAACTACATTCGTACAAACGGCATTATTCCGTTAATAGCAACGTCTAACGGTTATTTTACAAGCGATTGTAAAGAAACTATCCAAGAGCAAATAAAGTCACTCCAGGAACGTGCTAACAGTATAACACGATGTGCCAACGGATTGAAGAAATTTTTATAATTTTTTTTGTTCTTTGTTGTTATATTAAAAAGAATAGTTATATTTGTAGACGTTAAACAATTAATTTATATTTTATGAAAACACTTAGGAGAATTCAACAAGAATTAAAATGTCCAAAAGGTTCTTACAATTCATTCGGTAAATACAAATACCGAAGCGCAGAACAAATTTTAGAATCAGTAAAACCATTGCTACAAAAACACGATGCGTTATTACTTTTATCCGATGAAATTATTCAAGTAGGTAACAAACTATTTTTAAAAGCAAGTGCGCTTATTTCAGATGATGACGGAACAATAGAGGTTTTTGGATATGCTGAAATGGGAGAACACAAAGGAATGTCAAGTGAGCAATGCACTGGTACCGCTTCAAGTTACGCACGTAAATACGCATTGAATGGTTTATTCTTAATTGACGAAACTGAAAGCGACCCCGATTCAAAAGACAACACAAAAACGGAAGCAAAAAAACCTGCAATAGATAACGCACGATTTGAAAAAGCTATTGAATCAATACGTAATAACGAATTTACAGTTGAACAATTAAAAGATAAATTTGAATTAACTGAATTACAAACAAAAGCATTGTTATTAGTATGAAAATCCGAGCATCACAATTAGGCAAAATAATGACTTCCCCAAAAACCAAAGGGGAAGTTCTATCTAAGACCTGTAAAAGCTACATTCAGGAACTTGCAATCGAAAACACGTATGGAATCCGTAAGGAGTTTTGGAGTCGATACACTGACAAAGGTAACGAATGCGAAGACGAAGCCATTGAACTTGTTAACGATGTTTTGAACTTAGGGTTTATTTATAAGAATGATGAAAATCTAAACAACGAATGGATAACGGGAACTCCTGACGTAAACACAAATGAAATACTTTTAGACGTGAAAACTTCTTGGGACGCTACGACGTTTCCGTTTTTTGAAACCGAATGTCCTAACAAAGATTATTACTATCAACTTCAGGGTTATATGTGGTTAACAGGAAAAGATGAAGCGTTACTTTGTTATTGTTTAGTCAATACACCGTTTCAAATAGTTGAGGACGAGGTTAGGCGTGAACATTGGAGACAAGGGTTAATTGATGAAAGTTTGGATGTAAGAGATTTTGTGCAGAAGAAACATAATTTCGACCATATACCAAAAGAAAAGCGCGTGAAAGTCTTTAAAATAGCAAAAGACGAAAGTGTAATAGAACAAATTAAAGAACGAATAGAGTTAGCAAGAGTATATTATAACAATTTAATAAATGAATTATGATAGATTTAGCAGAATTTTTTGAAAGCATTATTGATAAGTACGGAGAATCAAGAGCTAAAATGATTGAATATAAATTAAAATACGAATCTTTAGAAAGTAAAATTCAAGTTTTAGAAACTAAATTAACAAGCGCAAAAGCTGAAATTCAACTATTGAATGAAACGATAAGTGAATACGAATGCGAAAAAATAAATGAAAATGAAAGATGACTTACAAATAATGGGTTACTACAAAAACACGACCCGAGAGCAAATAGTACAAATCAAAGACTTTAAAAAAGATAAACTTTGGTACGAAACAATAAGACAACATGAAACAAACCCTATAACAGAGTTTTGTTGTTCGGTTGAAAGATTTAAACGATTATATATTAAAACAAAGTAAAAATGGAATATATAGGTATAAAAGAATTAAAGGGTAAAACTTTATTATATATTCGTGTAGATGACGAATTAGATGAAATTTTATTTACTTGTAATGACGGAACTCAATATAAAATGTATCACGAACAAGATTGTTGCGAAGCTGTTACAATTGATGATATTAATGGAGATTTGAATGATTTAATAGGTAATCCGATTTTAATAGCTGAAGAAGCAAGTAATGATGATTTTGTAAAAAACTTTGAAGAATCTTTTAAGTTAGAAGAAGGTCGAAACCCAAAGTTTGAATGTAGTTATAAAAATGAGTTTGGAGAAAGTAAACCTGAATCTTATACTTGGACTTTTTATAAATTAGCAACTATAAAAGGATATGTAGATATTCGTTGGTTTGGGGATAGTAATGGTTATTATTCAGAATCAGTAGAATTTGTAAAACTTTAAATAAATAAGTAAAATGGAAAAAAGAGAAAACAGCGGAGCGTTATTTACTAACGACAAAAGAGAAAAGGAAACGCATCCGCACTATCAAGGTAAAGCAACTATTAACGGAGTTGATTATTACGTTTCTGCTTGGGTAAAAGACGGAGCAAAAGGTAAATTTCAATCATTAAGTTTTAAACCAGTCCAGGAACAGCCTAAACAGAAACAAGGATTTGATGACTTTTTAAACGGTATATGAAAGAACACGCAAAAGTATTAAGCGAAGCGAATGAACTTACTCGGTTAATGATTAAAAATTACATACAAAAACACGAATTAAGTTTAAACGCATTTTCAAAGATTGTAGATATAAGACAACCTAACTTGCACAAGTTTATGAAAGGACAAAATTTGTCCAGCAGTTCAATCGAAAAATTAGGAATGTTTTTTAGTAAATAACTGAGGTTCGGCAAAACCAAATTAGAGGGAGTGTAAAAAATTCCCTCTTTTTTTTGTTTGTATTATTCTTTTTAGTATATTTGTAGACGTTAAACAATTAAAAACACGAATTATGAAAGATTTATTAATGGAATGCCCGGAATGTAATGGATGCGGTTATGTAACTATTGATTTGAACGATACGATAATACCGTACGAACAAAGAGAGGTTGACTATACTTGCATGAGTTGTGACGGTAAGCAATATGTTTTATCTCCAGATGCAGTTGAAGACCGAATGATGTGTATTGAAGACATGATTCAAGGGATGCAATCACGAATTGAATTAGTAGGTAGATCGGCTTACTCAGCAAAAAAAGTAAATTCAGAAAGATATGTTGAAATATACTTAGACAGGTTAGACACTTTAACACGTGGTTTATACCGACTTAAACAATATAGAAATAAATTGCTTACTTTAGCATAGTGAAAATTAAACGAACGGATGAGATTGCCTTTGGTATCAGTTATAAAAGTTCTGGTGTCATAGGCATTTTCTTTTTGTATTGGGTTGTAGAAATATATGTAAAGTGAATTGGATTGAACTTGTAGCAAAGCATCACAAAGAGTATGTAAAGACGATTCAAGGATTTGGAGAATACTTTTATGCAGAAGACTTAGTACAGGAAATGTATATTCGTTTATTGAATAAAAATAAAGAGCAACAAGTTATTATAAACGGACAAGTGAATAGGTATTACGTTTACTTAACTTTGCGTTCGTTATTCGTTGATTTTTACAGGCAGAAAAGCAAAATAATAAAAGTAGATATTAGTGAAATACTTACTTTACAACAGATAGATGAGATAGAAGAACACGAAGCCTTTGGAAGTTTAATGAATAGAGTAAACAATGAAACTAAAACGTGGCATTATTACGACCAGCTTTTATTCAAGTTATACAAAGACACGGATAAATCAATGCGAGATATAGCAAAAGACACGAATATAAGTTTACGTTCTATCTTCTGTACTATAAAAAGTTGCAAAGAACGTTTAAAAGAAAACGTTGAAGAAGATTACCAAGATTTTAAAAACCAAGATTACGAATTAATTAAATAAATATGGCAAGAAAAAGACGAACTAAAGCTGAAATTTTAGCAGCTGAAAGTAAAGGATTAGGAGACACAGTAGAAAAGGTATTAGAAGCAACTGGAATTTCAAAGGTTGCAAAATGGATATTAGGAGAAGATTGCGGATGCGATGAACGTAAAGCTAAATTAAACGAATTATTCCCTTATAAAAAACCTTTGTGTTTAGAACAATTAGAGTATGATTGGTTGCATGAATGGTTTAGCAGAAACACGGATAAAGTAACTGCTTCAGAACAAGTAGAACTATTTAAAATACATTCAAGAGTATTCCAAGTAAGAAACGAACTAACAAGCTGCCCAAGTTGCGTAGCTGAAAGAATAAATGATTTAAGAAAAGTTTATAACGAATACAAAGACGAATTAAAGTAAGTGAGCATTATTCTAAAAAGCGATTATTACATAGTGTTTATGAACCCAAACAAACATAAACACGAATGGAGCGCAATAAGAGTAATAATGCAAGTTAGCGAAATAAACTACTGTATATTTTTAGACTATGAAATAAATAAGTTAGAAATACACGCAGTAACAAAAGAAGAATTTAAAACCTATCAATATAATCCAAACTAAATGAAATTAGTAAAGATAACGGACGTAAAGCCGAACCCAAAGAACCCAAGAATAATAAAAGACGGAAAATTCCAAAAGTTAGTTAAGTCAATTCAGGAGTTTCCTGATATGCTAAATAAACGACCTCTAATCGTTTTTACTGATGTAGATGATAAATACGTTGTCTTAGGTGGTAATATGCGTTTAAAAGCCTTAAATGAGTTAAAATTTAAAGAAATACCCGTTATAATAGCAGACGAATGGACGGAAGAACAAAAAGCAGAGTTTTTAATTAAAGATAACGTAGGATTTGGAGAATGGGATTGGGATAGTTTAGCAAATGAATGGGATGCTGAAAAGTTAGACGAATGGGGGTTGAATGTCCCAATCTTTGCGGATGATGTTGACTATTCAATTTTAGACGATGAAGACTTAGAAGACCAACTAAATGCAATGACCGACGGAGTAAAAAAAGCAATTCAAATAGAATTTGAAGCGGAACACTACGAAGAAGCCTACGAACTTGTAAAGTTTTGGAGACAAAAAGAATTATATATTGGTGGTTTTATAATGGAAAAACTTAAAGACGAAAAGGAAAAGTTATGAAGTTAAACGAGGGACAAATAGACGGAATAAAATTTTATCATCGAGAAGGTTTTTCAGACCTTAAAACATTCAATGAAGTAATAGGAAATAAAACCTATCTTAAAAAAGGAATGACAATAAATAAAGGTGAAAAGTGGATGGATTGTGGTGGTAACGTTGGTGCATTTGCTTTATTAGCTTGTTCAAAAGGAGCAAAAGTTACTATTTATGAACCTGACCCGTTTAACTGCAAAATGATTGAAAGAAATTTGAAGCTGAATAATTTTAATGCTGAGATAAAACAAGCCGCTTTAATTCATAATGATACAAAAGAAATAATACTTTTTATAGGGAATAACGGAAATGTATGGCGAAATTCTATTGTTAAGAAATGGAATAACAAAGGAATAAAAGTTCCTTGTTTAAATTTTGATTTAGAAGCAGAAAATTTTGATTGCTGTAAAATGGATATTGAGGGTGCTGAAATGCCTATACTTGAAAACACGAATAAAGTATTTAAAAAATTAGTTTATGAATGGAGTTTTGATATTGACGGAAGTTTACCAAGATTTTGGAATATAATTGAAAAACAAAATAGAGTTTATAATTTAGCAGAAATAGGAAACACAGCGAAGTTTAAAAGCCGAGATTATGACGTATGGCAAAAGTCTTGGTTTCCAGCTTGTACAAATGTATTTGGATATGAAAAGAATTGATTTGATACTACAAAAACACGATGTTAAAATAGGAGACACGTGCGGAACAATAGAACCAAACATAACTGAAGATTGCATTTTTTACGATAACGGAGAACCTATTGGATTTTATCTTACAAAGATGCCTGAAAAGATGTGCAAGTTGGCAGAATTAGCAAATGCAGAGTTTAGAAGTAATAATGTAAAAAAAACACTTTTAACAAGAAGAACTGGAGATGGTATTGACGAAAAAACAGGAAATTTTAAATATAAAAATGAAGTTGAACAATTAAGTACTATAATTGGAAGCATACCTCCTAAACCTCATATGTCAAGACCTTATCCGTCAATTTCAAGTGTTCATCTAAATAAAAAATCAAAAACTTTTATTAAAGCTATGTTACTATTAGCAAAAGAAAGTGAACAATTAATAAAAGAATTATTACCTAAACAATATAAACAACAAATTGAATTATTTAATGATGTTCCTGAAAAATGGAGATTTGCAAACTTATTTACAAGTTCAATTTCAAACTTTAATATTTCAGCTCCTTTTCATAGAGATACTAAAAATATAGTTGGAGCGGTTAACGTTATAATTTGCAAGAAACTAAATTCAAAAGGCGGAGATTTACATATACCAGATTATAATGCTACAATAGGACAAGAGGATAATTCAATACTTGTTTATCCAGCTTGGAAAAATATACATGGAGTAACACCAATTATTCCAACTCATGAGGGTGGATATAGAAATAGCCTTGTATTTTACCCTCTTAAAGCATTTGTAGAGAAAACAACGAAATAACAACGAGATGGCAGGATATAAAGAAATAGAACCACGTTGGGAAAAAGGCGAAAGCGGAAACCCTAACGGTAGACCTAAAGGAGCAAAGAACCGCAGCACAATAGCAAAGTATTGGTTAGAAGTTAATCAGAACTTAAAAAACCCGTTAACAGGAGAAAGCGAAACAATGAGCCAAGAAGATTTAATGACTTTGGCACTTATAAAGAAAGCACGTGAGGGAGATGTAGCTGCTTATAAAGCATTAATGGATAGCGGTTATGGTGCGCCACTTCAACAGATAGAACAAACAATAGTAGAACAACCTTTATTTCCTGATGTTTCAGAGAACGACAGCAACGAATAAGGTACTCGCTTTAAAAAAACGAATCAAAATAATTCAAGGCGGAACCTCAGCTTCGAAAACGTATTCTATATTAGCAGTCTTAATAAACAAAGCAATAATACAACCTAACTTAGAAATAAGCATAGTAGCTGAATCAATACCTCACTTGCGTAGGGGAGCATTAAAAGACTTTTTAAAAATACTTAAATGGACTAACAGATATTATGAAGACCAATTTAATAAATCGCTTCTTAACTATCAATTTAAGAATGGAAGTAGTTTTGAGTTTTTTTCTGCTGACGATAGCAGTAAGTTACGTGGTGCTCGTAGGGATATTCTCTATATTAATGAGTGTAATAATATCACTTTTGAAAGTTATAATGAACTTGCTATTCGAACAAAAAAAGAAGTCTATTTAGATTTCAACCCTGCCAATGAATTTTGGGTACATACGGAACTAAAAGACGAAGCAGACAGTGAGTTTATAATCTTAACGTACAAAGACAACGAAGCACTTGATAATAGTATTGTTCAACAAATAGAAAAGAATCGTTTAAAAGCAGAAACAAGTAGCTATTGGAGTAATTGGTGGAGGGTTTACGGATTAGGAGAAATAGGAATGCTTGAGGGTGTTATATTCAGTAATTGGAAACAAATTGACGTACTACCAAAAGAAGCTAAATTAATTGGAATCGGTTTAGACTTTGGATATACAAACGATCCGACTGCAATAATTGAAGTTTACAATTATAACGGAACACGAATACTTAATGAATTAAAGTACCAAACAGGAATGTTAAACAGCGATATAGCTAAAATACTTCCAAAACACGTACCTATTTATGCTGATAGTTCAGAACCGAAATCAATAGACGAAATAAAACGATATGGAGTAACTATTAAGGGTGTTACAAAGGGTAAGGATAGCATTAATTACGGAATTGATGTAATACAACAGCAGGAGTATTTAGTGACGTCAAACAGTATTAATTTAATCAAAGAACTTCGTGCTTATTGTTGGGACGTAGATAAAAACGGAACCAGGTTAAACAAACCTATTGACAATAATAACCATGCTATTGATGCTTTTCGTTATCATGAAATGGAAACACTCGGATTAAAGCGCAATTACGGAACGTATAATATACGATAATGACAGATGACACACCGATATTAAAGGCGGTAGTTGAGAACTATGTGTATATTCGTACAGGAAAACGAATTAAAATAGTATTTGATGACCCTCAAAGTATAAGAAAGCATTTAATAATGTTAGGAGATGCGTATTCTATTGCTGTGAACTACAAAAAAACAGAACAAACGTTTAATAATAAAGAATGAAATTAGAACTAACCATACCGACAAAGCTAAGTGAAATACCTTTAAAGCATTATCAGAAGTTTTTAGAGTTATCCAAAAAGACGAATGATGAAGAATTTTTAGCTGAAAAGATGATTCAGATATTTTGCGGTATTGAATTAAAAGAAATAGTTAAGATTCCGTTTAAAGAAATCGAAGCATTAAGCATTCACTTTGCAAAGTTATTTGAGCAAAAGACGAATTTTCAAAATAGGTTTACATTATCTGGAGTTGAATTTGGTTTTATTCCAAACTTAGAAGAAATAAGTTGGGGAGAATATATAGACTTAGAATCGAATATAAGCGATATAAACAACTTTCACAAAGCAATGGCAGTTATGTATCGACCAATAAAAGAAAAACACAGAAACAAGTATTTAATTGAGGAGTATGTTAGTTCAGCTAATTATTCAGAAGTAATGGAATTTGCTCCTTTGGATATTGCTTTAGCTGCACAAGTTTTTTTTTGCAATTTAGAAAACGAATTATTGACGGCTACCCTGTATTATTTGGAGAACCAAGTGAAGATGAACAAGCAGATACAAACGACTTTAGCGAAAGAACTCAATTTGCAAAACAGTGGGGGTGGTATCAATCAATATATGCAGTCGCTAAGGGAGATGTCACAAAATTTGACGAAGTTACCAGACTACGACTTACAAAAGCACTTACCTACCTTACTTTTGAAAAGCAGAAACAGGAAATAGAAAATAGAGAATTAAAAAGACAAATTAAAAGATGAGTTATTACGCAATTTTAAACACCATAAAGACGGAATTAGAAGCAACTAATTTAGTTAACACGGTAACGGAGGGAGATATATTTAGAGTTGATTTATCTAAACAAACAATTTTCCCTTTGTCGCATATCATGGTAAATACTGCCACGTTTGAAAATAACGTTATTCGTTATAACATTTCTATTATAGCAATGGATATAGTAGATATATCAAAAGACGAAACAACTGATATTTTTGTAGGCAACGATAATGAACAAGACGTATTAAATACTCAGGTAGTAATGCTTAATCGAGTATATGATAAGTTAATAAGGGGTGATTACTTTTTGAATGCTGGAATTATTGACGGTAATCCAACACTCGAACCGTTCATTGAACGTTTTGAAAACAACTTAGCAGGGTGGACTATGACTTTTGATTATTTAATAGGCAACGAAATGACTGTTTGTAATGACTAACCACGAAGAAACTATAAAGAAATTTGTTGCGTATGTAGTAGCTCAATCCAAAAGGAACTTAACTACAAAGAATAAAAACGCATCAAAAAAACTTTACAATTCAATTTCAGGAGAAGCAAAACAATTCCCGAATTCAATAGGTATTTACTTCGATATGGAGGAGTATGGGTTCTATCAAGACAAAGGTGTATCAGGTAAAAAAAGAAAATTTAATACTCCGTTTTCTTATAAATCTAAAATGCCACCTCCGAGCGCATTTGACAAATGGACTATTCGTAGAGGTATTGCACCGAGAAATGTTAAAGGACAATTTCAAAGTAGAAAAGGTTTAAACTTTGCAATAGCACGTTCTATATTTGAGAAAGGAATTAAACCAAGTTTATTTTTTACAAAACCATTTGAAGCAGGGTTTAAAAAGTTACCAGATGATTTAGTTGAAAGTTACGGGTTGGATGTGGTAGATTTATTTGATAGTGTAATGAAACAAAATTTTAAGAAATGATATTAGCGAGAAGCCCGTATATTGTAAAGATTGCAGAAACAGGGCAAACACAAACACGAATAGAATTATTTTTATGGAATGGCACAGGTTCAGCTCCTGCAATACCAACGTATAGTTTATCAAAGTTAATTCCTGCAACTAATCAAGTGGAAACTTATTACAATATAGCACCCTATATTAGAGAGTATTTTAATTTTATATATAGTTCTCCAGTATCAGTTGGAAATAATCAACTACCTAATCAATATGCTTATTGTAATGTAAAGATAATTACCTATGCAACAATCGGAGGTACTGATACTGAAATAGATATTACCCAAACAATAGCTACTGACGGTTATGGTTACTATGAAAACGAAATGAATCCTACATACGTCACAGTTGGGACAGTTCTTTTAAGTGAGTTAAATGCAAAAACACGAAACATTCCATATACTTATTTATGTGATATAGACCCCGAAGATATAGGAACGATTACGGTATTAGGGTTAAGTTATTATACTGATATTAGTCAACTTTATGTTATTTACACTCCTTTGGATAATTCAGCACCCCAAATTGAAGTCCAAATATCACAAACATATATTGCTAATATGCTAAAAGTTCATCCAGACTTTGTATCAGTTGGTAATATATTTTCATTAAGATATGACAATAAAGACGGAACAGAGATTGTAGTACAGTATTATTTTGAGCCTCAATGCGAATGTAAATACGAAGCTGTTAAAGTAGATTTTATTAATCGTTTTGGAGCATGGCAAAGAGAATGGTTTTATAAGGCTTCAAATGAAACTTTAGATATTACAAATAACACTTATAAGATAAATCCAAATCCAATAGATTACAACACTAATCAAGGGCAGTTTAAGAACTTTAATACAAACGGAAGAACAAGCATAAAAACTAATACGGGTTTTGTTCATGAGCAATACAAAATAGTAATTGAAGAATTAATGTTAAGTGAGGTTATTCGTGTTAATGATTTTCCAGCTACATTAAAAACAAAATCAGTTGAAAAATACAAAGAGATAAACACGAAACAAATAAACTACTCACTTGATTTTGAAATGGCTTACGATAAAATAAATTCAATAGTTTAATGAAGACCGTACAAATATATATAGGCAGAACAGTTGTTGATTTAGAATGTATTGAAATAACAATTATAATAGACGGTGTCCCAACAAGGTATGAGGCTTATATAGTTGCGTATGCTTACGGGAAACCTGCTTATACAAGAGAAGATGATTTACTTTCTATATATTGGGAACCAGATCAATGGGTAATAAGAATTACAATAGACGGAGTAACGTATTATTACACTTCGCAACAGGATGTTTATTACCCGTTTTTAAGTGATTGGGAATGTACGGAAGAAGAAGACCCTTGTTTTGGAATTATTGAAACAACGCAATGTAATAAAATACAATACGAACGTATTGAACTATTTAATGACGAAAAAATAAACGTTACTTCAAGCATCCAAAATCTTAGTGATATTTCTAAAACGTTTACCGACTTTAGTCAATCGTTTACTATTCCAGGCAGTGTAACAAATAACAAAATCTTTGAACACTTTTACCAAAACGATGTAGACGGTACAATAGATCACAATTTAAAGCGCCCTGCATATATTGAAATTGATTACATACCATTTAGAACTGGGGTAATAGGGTTGGAAAAAGCGAACGTGAAAAGTCGAGTTATAGATAATTATCAAATTAGCTTTTACGGGCAGTTAACTAATATGCTTAATTTATTTGGAGATACAAAGCTAAATCAATTAGATTATTCAAGTATTGAATTTGATTATAACGGAACTGAAATATACAACAGAATAACGGATATAGCAACTGATTACGATGTACGTTATCCATTAATAGCAAACAATAGGTTATGGAGTTACGGAACAACGGGAACGGAAGATATAACGCAAAATTCTCATGCAATAAAATATAGTGAATTATTCCCTGCAGTTAAAATAGCTAAGATATTTGATGTAATACAAAGTTATTTTGGGGTTACTTTTAATAGTTCTTTCTTTACAGATGATAGATTTGATAAGTGTTTTTTAGTTGCAAAGAATGCTATTGAGTATGAATTTATAACTGAAATACTTGATATTAATTTTAACAACAAAGGAACATTATTATTTGGCACATGGAATTACCCTACTAATTCAGGAGATTACGTAGATTTAGTTAACAACACTATTACGTTAACTAATTTTAGTGTTGATATAAATTACCATAGAATAAGTTTAGAAGTATTTTCAAAATCTGCAGCAGGAACTTATTATATTGATGTATTTAAAAATGGTATTTATTGGCAAACATTAACAGGGACAACAACGGGTTTTTTAACACCGATTATAGTTACTTCTTTAGATTCAGAACAAGTAATAACATTTAGAGTTAAAGCATCTGATACTATGACACTTGGTATTGATATAACATACGAAGTTCACATGATAACGGAAGACGGATTTGGAAACCAAATTTACCCTTATTCAGTAACTGCAATTACTACAAATTCAAGTGTATTATTAGGCAAGGTAAATGTAGCTACTTCAATGCCAGATATGAAAGTATCTGATTTTGTTTCTGGAATTATAAAAGAGTTTAATTTAACTTGTGTTGGAGTAGCTGATAAATCTTTTGAATTATTACCTTTAGAGGATTGGTATAACAGAGGGAATGTTATTGATATAACAAATTACACTGATATTGAAAGTGTAGATATTGCACAAATACCTTTGTATAGTACGATTGAATTTAAGCATCCAGAAAGTGAATCATTTGTAAATAGAAATTATTTTAAAGTTTCTAACTCAGAGTATGGAGATACGGTAAACACGTTTAACTATGACGGTGGGAATTTTACTGTTGATAGTCCATTTGAAAATTTATTATTTGCAAGGGCAGTTGATACACACAATCACGAAGCGATATTAGGGTATTATTTAAACGAAAGTTTTAACGGTTATATTCCTAAGCCTACATTGTTATATATGTATAACGATAAATATGTTTTAGACCATGCAATTAAATTCGATAACGGAACTGCAAATGTAAATATAAACGACTATGTTTTATTTGGGCAGGATAGAATAAAAGACGGAATAAACTATTCTTTAAATTTTGGTGCTGATAATTCAATAATAGAAAACGAAACAATCCAAAATGGTTTATATGCTACTTATTATTTCGCTTACTTATCTAACTTATATAATCTTAAACAACGATTAACAACTATAAAAACTATATTGCCAACAAGTTTAGTTACTAACTTAAATTTGAATGATAGGTTAATAATCGGAGATAAGCGATATATAATTAACGATATGAAAATTGAGTTGACTTCTGGAGAAGCAACACTAAGTTTATATAACGATTTCAGACCAGTTGAACTTAATAATTTAATTATTTTAGATAGTACAGCTCATTCACTTTATTTTCCTGTATATTTTAGAAACGGTTCTGTTTCAACAACTAATACGGGACCAGGATTAGTTCTTTCAAGTGCTGGTTTTAATTGGGTTGGCACAGATACTTCTGTTAAAAGTTTAGGTGTTGGTGTGCCTGGAAATACAACGGGTTTACAAAGACGATTTACATTAACTATTAAATACTCAGACAACACTACAATTAAGTATTATTTTATTCAACAAGCATGATAAAAGGAATAATAGATATGTTAAAATTGGATGCGTTTATAGGAGCATCTGAAAACATAGAAATAGCGAAAGGAAAACACGAATTAAAAAAGGATTTTAAAAGCCTTTGGAATCAATCAATAAGAGAACTAAAAGTAAAACGAAATGGCAGAAAAAAGGGTAATTGAATTAGACATTCAGACCAATGAAAAAAGTTTAAAATCTCAATTAAGAGAAGCACAGGCAGAGGTACAAAAGTTAAGTGAAAAGTTTGGTGCAACTTCACAAGAAGCGGTTAATGCTGCAAAGAAAGCATCCGAATTAAAAGATGCTATTGAAGACGCAAAAAACTTAACTGATGCGTTCAACCCAGATGCTAAATTTAATTCATTAAGCAGTTCTATTGGTGGTGTATTAAACGGTTTCCAAGCATACGAGGGAGCATTGGGTTTAATAGGTGTTGAAAGTGAATCATTACAAAAGACGATGTTAAAAGTACAAAGTGCTATGGCATTGTCACAAGGTCTTCAAGGTGTATTGGAAGCAAAGGATTCATTCATGCAATTAGGAGCGGTTGCTAAAGATGCGTTTAAAGGAATGACTGCAGCTGGTAAGGCTTTTGCAATTACGGGAATAGGATTGTTAATTACTGGAATAGGTATATTAATTGCTAATTGGGATAAGGTTTCAGAGTATATTGGAATCACAAATAAAGAGCAACAGAAATTCAATGAGCAACAAAAAAGAGCCATTCAAGATGCAAAAGAAATGCGTGAAACGGTATCTAAAGAAAGCGCAGCATTTGTAGGTTATATAAGTCAATTAAAAGCAACTAATAAAGGTAGTAAAGAGCGAAGTACATTAATTTCGGAAATAAATAAAAAGTACGGTACAACGTTAAAAAACCTTAGTGACGAAGCAGAATTTCAAGCGCAATTAAATAAGGAAGTAAAAAACTATTTGGAATATCAAAAAGCAAAATTTACCTTACAGAAAAACGAAGAAAAAATAACTAAGAATTTAGAAGTTCAAGACGAAATAACTACTAAATTAAATAAGCAAAAGCGAAGACAAATTGAAATTGAAAAGGAATTAGTATCCTCACAAAAAGCATTAAGTTCAGCCAGTAGAGTAACAACGGAAACACAGTTGTTTTCTCAATACGATAAACTACAAGAAAAGATAAATTCATTAAATGCAGAATACAAACAAGGAAAAGTATCTATTGTTGAGTATGGAGAATCTTTAAAGAATGCTGAAAAACGATTGGATTCTTATGGTAAATCATCCTTAACAGCACAAGGAGAAATTGATAAGTTAACTTATAACGGGAAAAAATACGTTGAACAAACAACTGAAAATGCAAGTACAGAAACTAAAACTATAACAGAAGTTGCAGATTTAAAACAACAAATTTATGAAGAAGAAATTAAACAGATTCAAGATATAAACGCACAGCAACAAGTTAAATTAATAACGGATGCACAAACACGAATAAAAGAAATTGAAAGTAGTACAGCATCAAGTGAACAAAAAGCACAATTAACAAAACTAATTCAAGAAAACTTAAATAAAGATTTAGAAAAATTAGATGCTGATTATTACGCAAAAGAAGCAGAAGCGAAAGCAGAAGCTAATAAAATAAGAATTGAACAAGAAAATCAACTTAATTCAGAAATTGAAGAAATAGACGAATCTAATTTTCAGGCACGTTTAAAGAAATCAATGAGTGAAGAAGAATATGAATTAGAATTAGTTAGGCAAAAGTATTTTACACTTGAAGAAGAAGCAAAAGGAAATGCAGAAAAATTAGCAATAATTGAAGAAGCTAAACAAGCTGAAATAGATAAGATTGAAAAAACATACGCAGAAAAAGCAAAGGTATCTCAACAGGCACGTGTAGATTTAATTTTAAAATATGCTCAAACATTCGGACAAGCGATGTCAAGTCTTAATTCATTATTAAACGCAAACGATGAAGAAAGATTGAAAAGTGTAAAAAAAGGTAGTAAAGACGAAGAAGATATTAAACGTAAAATGTTTGAAAGAGATAAAAAATTAAGAATTGTTCAAACTATTATAGATACAGCATCAAACGTAGTACAATCAATTAGAAACGGTGGTGGTATTCCAACTGGTATTCCGTTTGGTATTGCTGCAGCTGCTATGGGTGCGTTACAAATAGCTACAATATCGAAAGCTAAATTTGATGGTGGTGGCGACCAAGTTCAATCTCCAAGTGCTGGAGGTGGTGCAATGGCTCCTAACTTTAATGTTATAGGAAGTTCTGGAGTTAATCAATTAGCACAAATACAACAACAACCAACAAGGGCTTATGTAGTTAGTGGGGACGTAGCAAATGGATTGAGCCTTGAAAGAAATAGGTTACAAAACGCATCATTTTAACGTTTAGAAAATATGGATAAGAAAATAATTGAATTAGTAATAGACGAAAACGATTTACAAACGGGAATCCATGCGGTTAGTGTTGTTCATTCTCCTGCAATCGAAGAAAACTTTATAGCTTTATCAAAACACGAAATAGAACTAAAAGAAGTAGATGCCGAAAAGAAAATTTTAATGGGTGCTGCATTGGTTCCTAATAAGCAAATTTTAAGGGCTGACAAAGACGGAAACGGATATTACATATATTTTAGTGAGGACACTATTAAAAAGGCTTCAGAATTGTTCTTAATGCGCTCAAATCAAAACAATGCAACGTTAGAACACAAAGAAAAGTTAAACGGAATGAGTGTTGTTGAAAGTTGGGTAATTGATAACCCAGAAATGGATAAATCTAAAGAGTATGGTTTTAGCTTACCAAAAGGAACTTGGATGATTGCTATGAAAGTAAATAACGAAGATATCTGGAAAGATGTAAAAGCAGGTAAAGTTAAAGGTTTTTCAATCGAGGGTTACTTCGCTGACAAATACGAAATGAGCCAAGAGAAAAACGAAAAACAAGAAATAATTAATCAGCTTAAACAACTTTTAAAATAAACTAATATGGCAAATAAAATACCAAGCCCAAAAGGTGGTAAAAGAGGTTGTCTATGTAAAGATAATACTTATTCAAATAAATGCTGTGATGGAAGTTTAAGAGCTCAAGGAATAGGTAAAACAGCGAGTGTACCACCTCAAAATGTAACGCAAACGGAAAACAACGGAGTAAGAACGACAATACGTCAAAACGGATAAAAAAGTAACAAAATAATAATTTAAAACGTTTAAGAAATATGAACACGAGAAAAACAGTTTATAACAAGTTATTTAAAGAGGAAACTCAATTAGCAAAACACGAAGTTGAGTTAGCTACTTTAGATGAATATAATCGTTCTGTATTTGGAGATGACAGTTGGATTACAGAATTAACAGATTTTGTTAATAAAGCTAATGATTTAAAAAAGCAATTACAAATGCGTTTGGAAGGTGGTGTTTTTGTTGGTCAAGAAGCAGTTAAAGCAATAAATAAAACTATTGCATTAGAAGCCCCATTGCAAAAAGCAATTAAAGAATTAGGTTTATCGGAACCACCTGAATTTAAAAAAAATCAAGATAAAATAAGAAAAACTCAATCACAAGTAAACGAGTTGATTAAAAAGTTAAATATTCTTAAATAAAAACAAAATGAATACAAATCAAATCTTAAACAAAGTTCGAGTTCTTTTAGGAATGGAAGTAAAATTAGAACGAATGAAATTAATGGACGGTGTAACAGTTTTAGAAGCTGACGCATTCGAACCTGAAATGGAAGTTTTCGTAGTTACGGAAGATGACCAAAAAATACCAGTTCCAGTTGGTGAATATGAAACGGAAGACGGACGTATTTTAGTAGTAGAGGTTGAGGGTGTAGTTAAAGAGGTTAAAGAGAAAATGGAAGAGGAGCCAATGGAAGAAGAACCAACAGTTGAGGTAGAAGTAGAAGCTAACGAAACAACAGTAGCTACTCCAAAGAAAACTATCGAAAGTGTAGTTAAGGAATCATTCTTTAGTGAAATCGAAGCATTGAAAGCTGAAAACGAAACTTTGAAAGCTGAGTTATCTAAACTAAACAAAGTAGAAGAAAAAACAGAAGTAGAATTAAGCGAGGAGCCTAAGCCTATTTCATTCAATCCCGAAAACACGAACCCAATTGAAAGAGTAAGACTTGCTTCTAAAAGAGAACGTTCAATAATGGATACAATCTTAGAAAAACTAAATAAGTAATAAATAAATTTTTAAATAAAGAATGGCAACAACAACTTCAATTACAACTACTTACGCAGGCGAGTTCGCAGGTAAGTACATTGCGGCAGCACTTTTAAGCTGTCCAACATTAGACAAAGGCGGTATCACTATCATGCCTAACGTTAAGTACAAACAAGTTATCAAAAAAGTAGCTACTGACGGAATTATTAAAAACGGAACTTGTGACTTTGACCCAACGTCAACAGTTACTTTGACTGAAAAAATTCTTCAACCTGAAACTTTTCAAGTTAACTTACAACTTTGTAAAACAGACTTTCGTTCAGATTGGGATGCTGTTCAAATGGGGTATTCTGCATTTGACGTATTGCCTAAATCATTCGCTGATTTCTTAATTGCTCATGCTGCTGAAAAAGTTGCTCAACAAATGGAATTAGTTATTTGGGACGGTAACAACGCAAGTGCTGGTGAATTTTCTGGAATCATGCGACAATTAGACGTAGATGCTTCACTTCCTGCAGGGCAAAAAATAGCGGGTACTTCTGTAACAGCTTCTAACGTTGTTGCTGAGTTAGGTTCTATCATTGATGCTTTACCTGCTGCTTTGTACGGAAAAGAAGATTTGAAACTTTATGTTTCTTCTAATATCTATCGTGCTTACGTTCGTGCTTTGGGTGGATTTGCTGCTTCTGGAGTAGGTGCTAACGGTTACGATAACAAAGGAACTAACCAACAATTAAATGACCTTTATTTTGACGGTGTTAAAGTATTTTTAGCTCCAGGTCTTGCGACAAACACAGCTTTGTTAGCTCAAACTTCTAACTTGTATTTTGCAACAGGATTGATGAGTGACTTGAACGAAGTACGTGTAATTGACATGGCAGAAAATGACGGTTCTCAAAATGTAAGAGTAGTAATGAGATTTACTGCAGATGCTAAATACGGTTTTGCTTCTGACGTAGTTACTTACGGAATCTAATTAACTGATAAAATAATATAAGGGTGGTGCAATAAACACCACCTTTTTTTTTAGAAACATTATAAAATAAAAAGATATGAGCTGTGATATAGCAAATGGAAGATTAGAAGCATGTAAAGATTCAGTAAGTGGATTAGATGCTATCTATATTATTAACTACGGGACGTACAATCCTGATTCTGCTGCATTGGGTGGTGATATTACCTATGATGCAACTTACACTGATTTAATTACTCAAATTGCAAACGTGCCAACGGTATATAAATACGAATTAAAGGGTGCGAATGCTTTTGAACAAGCTATTCAATCTTCAAGAGATAACGGTACTACATTTTTTGAGCAAACGTTAACAATACAGTTAAAAAAACAAGACGTAGTTACACATAAAACAATCAAATTATTGGCTTACGGACGTCCTAACATTATCGTTAGAACACGTGGTAATCAATTCTTTATTGCAGGATTGCAAAGAGGTTGTGATGTAAGTGCGGGAACGGTATCTTCGGGAACTGCGTTAGGTGATTTCAATGGGTATTCATTGACGTTTACAGGAATGGAAAACGTACCTGCAAATTTCTTAGATTGTTCAAGCGAAGCTGATTTACTAAATGTAGTATTAGACGGAGCATCCGTAGTTACTGCTTAAATTTTATTTTCTCCAAGCATAAAAGACCCTGCCTAAATTGGTGGGGTTTTTTGTTTTAGAAACAGAAACACGAAACAAACGTTTATAATATATGAATGTATTAACTACTTCAACAGAACTTCAAGAATTGGTAATAATACCACGTTCTAATACATTTGATACTTTATATTTTACGGACGAAAGCAATAATACAACAGAAGAAATCACTATTGATTCAGTTGATGACAAAGTATATTATTTGGTTTTGAATATCTATTGTGAATTAATAGAAAATCACTTTTATAAAGTTGAATTATTTAACGACGGAGAATTAGTATTTAGAGGTAAAGCATTTTGTACCGACCAAACAATAGTTAATTTTTCAGTTAATAACGGACAGTACACAAGTCATACGACTACAAATGAATATATAACTTATGAATAACCTACATATAATAGATTTAGCAAAATACGAAGCACCAGAAGTCGTGGAATCCAAAAGAGAAGATTGGGTTACATACGGGGAATCAAATTCTTATTTTAATTTCCTTATTGATAGGTATAAAAATTCAACAACTAATAACGCAATTATAAACAATATAAGCCGATTAATTTACGGTCGTGGATTGTTTGCTTTAGATGCTAATAAAAAGCCAAATGAGTATGCTCAAATGATGACCTTATTCAATCAAGATTGTTTAAGAAAGTTAGCATTTGAATTAAAGGCTTTAGGGCAGTGTGCTATTCAAGTTCATTACACTAAAGACCATAAAAAAATAATTAAAGCATATCATATTCCAGTACAGTTATTAGCACCTGAAAAGTGTAATAAAGACGGAGAAATAGAAGCATATTATTATTCTGATAATTGGGAAGATATACGCAAATTCCCACCTAAGCGATTTGATGCTTTTGGGTTTTCAAATAATGAAGTAGAGATACTTTATATTAAGCCTTATTCAATAGGCATGAAATACTTTAGTTACGTTGATTATCAAGGTGCGTTAAGTTACGCAATGTTAGAAGAAGAAGTAGCTAACTATTTAATCAATGAAGTTCAAAATAGTTTTTCTGGGACTAAGATTGTAAACTTTAATAACGGTGTTCCAACACCCGAACAACAAGACCAAATCACAAGCCAAGTATTAGGGAAATTAACAGGCTCACAAGGTCGTAAAGTTATAGTAAGTTTTAACGACAATGTAGAAACACGAACAAGTGTTGAGGATATACCGTTAAACGATGCTCCAGACCATTATACATATTTAAGTGAGGAGTGTTTACGCAAAATAATGTTAGGGCATAACGTAACTTCTCCTTTATTATTTGGTATTGCTTCAAGTAATGGCTTTTCAAGTAACGCAGATGAGTTAAAAAATAGTTTTATATTATTTGATAACATGGTTATTAAACCGTTTCAAGACATTTTAATAACTAACTTAGATAAGATATTAGCTTTTAATGGAATATCGCTTAAATTAGCTTTTAGAACATTACAACCTTTAGAATTTACGGATGTTGAAAACGCACAAACTGAGGAACAAGTAGCAGAAGAAACGGGAACGATGTTAAGTAAAGATTCTGTTGTTGCTCAATCGTTAATTGACTTAGGAGAAGACCCAAACGAAAATTGGCTTCTAATAGACGAAAGCCCTGTTGATTATGATAATGATGATAGCGAGAACGAAACACTTTCTAAAGAGCCAAAACAAAGTTTATTAAGTAAAGTAGTTAACCTTGTTTCAACGGGTTCTGCGTTTCCTAATTCAAAAAGTACACAAGACGAAAATATAGACGGTGTTAAATTCATAACACGTTATGTTTATCAAGGTAATACTACAACAGATTCAAGAGAGTTTTGTCGCAAAATGATGTTAGCTAAAAAGATTTACCGTAAAGAAGATATTTTAAGAATGAGTACACAAGCTGTTAATGCAGGTTGGGGACCAGAGGGAGCTGATTTATATTCAATTTGGTTATATAAAGGTGGTGGTAATTGCAATCATAGGTGGAATAAACAAGTGTATGCAAGTTTTGAGGGTACTGGAATAGATGTTAATAGCCCAAAAGCTAAAAGAGTAGCAGTTCGTAAAGCTGAAAAATTAGGTTATGTAGTTAAAAACGAACCTAAAGTTAGTACACTTCCAAAAGATATGCCTTATAACGGGTTTTTACCAACTAATAAAATATACGGGAAATAATGGCAGAAGCTTTATTAATAACAAGGGATGACTTAGTACGTTTAACAGCATTAAACGGAAACACGGATACGGATAAATTTATTCAGTTTATAAAAATAGCTCAAGACATTCATATAGAGAATTACTTAGGAACTAAATTACTAACTAAGATTAAAGATTTAGTATTAAATGGAGATATAGATGACCCTGCTTTTAGTGACTATAAAGACCTATTAGAAATATACGTTAAGCCAATGCTTATTTATTGGAGCATGGTTGAGTATTTACCAAATGCTGCTTATACGATAGCAAACAAAGGAATATACAAGCATAGTTCTGAAAACTCGGAAAACGTAGATAAACTCGAAGTTGACTTTTTAATAAACAAATACTCGAATATAGCGAAAGAATATACGGATAGATTTATAAGTTATATAATTTATAATCAAGACCTATTCCCAGAATACAATGCAAATGTAAACGGGGATATTTACCCAAGTGACATTAATAATTACGGTGGATGGATTCTATAAAAGTAAAGAAATATACTCCTAAACAGGAAAACATAAAAAAGTTAATGATTTATTTAACTAAACAAAAAGAAGTAAAAAATGGCAAATAGTAACGGTTGGGGAGATGGTGCTGCAAATAATAATATAGGTTGGGGACAAGGTGCTATTAACAATAGTATTTCTTGGGGAAAATCACATATTAGTTCATGGAGTGGAGCAACTGATATAGACGGTGGGAATGCCCCTACTAATACGGTTGCACCTGCAATTACAGGAACAGCACAAGAGGGACAAACATTAACTTGTTCAACGGGAACATGGACGGGAACACCTACATATACTTATCAATGGAAACGAAACGGTAGTAATATCGGAAGTGCTACAAATTCAACATATACCTTAGTAACTGCTGATGTAGGACAGTCAATTAAATGTACGGTAACAGCTACGAATGCTTTAGGGAGTTCAAATGCTGATTCAAATACCGTAACTCCTACAAGTGCTTTTACTGGTTTATTAGATAGTTACCCAAGTGCATCAGTTGCTTATTCACTTAGAAAGCTACGTTCTGCTTATACAGGAAATGTAATTAGAGTAAGACGTTCAAGTGATAATACAGAACAAGATTTTGGATTTGTAAATAATCTTTTAGATACTGCTTCATTACTTACTTTTTGCGGTGCTGGTAATGGTTTTATAACAACGTGGTACGACCAATCGGGAAACACAAATAATTCAACACAAGCAACAGCTACTAATCAAGCTCAAATTGTTTCAAGTGGTTCAATGATTACGGATCCAGTGAGTGGTAAAATATCGTCTTTATGGAGTAGTGATTCATATGCCTTAGGTTCATCAATTACAATGACACAAACACATTTTAAACTTGGGGTGTTTAATAGAACTACAACGGGTACAAGGATTTACGGTATTGGGGCAAATGCAGTTACTCCAAAAATAGGATGTTGGGATGCTAATAATTCAATATCCTCAGCATACGGTACAGGAACAGCTACTCATTCAGCAAGTAATACGTCAACAGGTAAATTAATTATGACAGTGTTAAGGGATTCGAGTAATAACGTAAAATGTTGGCTAAATAATACAGCTTTAACAACTGGCACAAGTTCTGGAACAGCCAACGCAATAAGTCAATTTGGAGCGTTTTCAACAGTTACAACAGTTGGGTACAAACAAGAAGAAGTTTATTGGGCGAGTGACCAAGAAAGTAATAGAACTGGAATTGAAACAAATGCTAACAATTATTGGACAATATACTAATGGAAATAACAGGCTACAAATACACGAATGAACAAGATGCAATAGACGCACGAAAATCTTGTGCTGATTATTACGGATTACCAAAAGCTCCAGATGATATTACTCAATACTGGGTAGATTATCAAACAGCAGAACTTGATACACCTATATTTTGGTATATAGTTTTTGATGATAGCATTGAAATGATATTAGGACAACCAACAACTTTTGAAATAACAACAGAACAATGAATAAAAAAATGATAAATCTAAACGAACTTTTAGACGTGATTAAAAAACAAGGGGCAACGGGAGTTTTGGCAATATGGTTATGGTACACCCATACCGAAGTTCAAGAACTTAAACAACGATTATATGATTGTTATGGTAAAACAGCATTGATTGAACAAACTGAAAAAAACAAACAAGGTTTATTTAATAATTTTTATGCAATTTTACCGAAAAACGAATTAGAAGATGAAACTATCTGAACACGTATCGCTTGTTGAATTTGAAAGGTCGGAATCAGCGACAAAGCATAGCATCTTAAATAAGATGAATGAAAGCGAAACTGTAAAAGCTAAATTACTTTGTGAGAAAGTGTTTGAGCCTATTAGAAAAAAGGTAGGTGGGCCAATTAAAATCAATTCGGGTTTTCGTTCAACGTTATTAAATAAAGTTATCGGTGGGGCAAAGTCATCTCAGCATTGCAAAGGTGAGGCAATGGACTTAGATTTACATGACAAAGAATTATTTGTTTGGATAATTGAGAATTTAGATTTTGACCAAGCTATATTTGAGGGTGGAACAGAAACACAGGCGGGTTGGTTTCATATAAGCTACAAATCAAGTGGAAACCGAAAGGAAGCATTAAGAATGACAAAGATTAAAGGAAAATCAGTATATACTAAATTTATTAAATAATGGCTAAAAAGAATTTAAAAGTAGAAGTTGATACGCAAAACGTAGATGTTAATGTAGAACGCAAAGACGGAAACACGAAAGTAGATATAGATACTAAAAACTTAGATATAGAAGTAAGTAAGACCACCGATAACGTTGAGGTGAAAGTTGACGCACAAGGTGGCTTACTGAAATTCATAGGTAAAATAATTGCGAAAGTGATTACTAAAAGAATTAAATAGTTTATATTTGCATATCTAATCATAATTTGGTTTAATTGTTTTAACTGAAAGACCCCTATAAAAAGTAGGGGTTTTTTTATTGTCTGAAAAATAATTGTTAAAAAACGTAACTTATATTAAAAAGAATAGTATATTTGCTGAAACAATTAAAATTTAAGTTATGAAAAACAGATTAAACAACTTGTTGGACGATGTTAAACCGACAACAGATGAACACAAAGACGTTATTTACACGTTTTTAGGCTTTCCAGTGATACTTTTCGCTATCGTTGGAGCATTGTATTGTATTTTAAAATTCATGCGATGAGAGAGCCTAAAAAAAGCAATCCAACTTTGATAGAGATTATTAGATATTGGAAAGACCAAGAGAAAAAAAACATAGGTAAGTTTAACATGGAGTTATATTTAAAGATTTGCCATGCAAAAGCATACAATGTTAGGTATGATTCAGAAACAAATAAATACTATCGTATATGAAAACGAAAGAAGTTACTTGTACATTTGAATATACTACTCCTGAGGACTTACAACAAGTATTGAATCGTGTTTATAAAGAAGTCACTAAGGGAAAAGAATACTTTGAGAAAGTTTGTAAAACAGATAAAGGGATGCGATTAGTACAATTTAAACAAGAATACAGAAAATTGCGTACTTTTAAGATTGTAAACACGGATTCAGTAATAGTAAAATCAAACGTATGACACCAAAAGAGAAAGCAATAAACCTAATGGATGATATTTATGTAGGTTTAGAAATAAAACACCAGTTAACAGCTAAAAAGATAGCAATATATTTGGCTCATTCTCATGTTTGGGAAACCTTAGACTTAGATAAAATCGTGTTTTGGAAGTCTGTTGTAACTGAATTGGAAAAGCTATGAAACGTTTAGGATGTTTATTACCGTTTGTAATAGGTTTTATATTTTGGTATATTGTTATTCATTTTATAATTAAGTATTGGTAATGATAATATACAACGCAAAGCAAAAGATTGACTACCGTAAATTAAAACGGTGGAGAATAAAAGTTAACATATCAAATAATTATTATAAAAATTTCGAATCAGATTAAAAAATAATTGTTATATTTGTAAAACCTGTGCAGAGGTAAATTAAGGAAATTATTATAAACTCTTTAGTTAGTAGGCTGCACCCGAACGCTAAAGGGTTTTTTTTATGACTAAAAGTTTACTGGTTTT